TAGAGGTACAGGTCCCCATCAATGAGTAGGGTGGTTTCTACCGTGGGCGTTTGCAAATATCTCTTGAAGTAACTCATCTAATGCTTCCTTTGTCTCTCTTCCGATTTCCGTTATTTTCCATTTCGCACCCCAGAGATCCTCATCCACATTGGTTGTGATCATCCCTTCAGAGGACGCCACACCGACATGGAAAGCTCCGGTTCTGGCAAAAGTGCTTTTGATGGAGAATGGCCTGCGCCAGGCCCGATCGAGGGTGATGTATAAAGCCATCAGGTCCTCGATCTGAGGTGACACCTCAATGGCAGTCAAGCCAAGATTGGCCCAAGTTTCCTTCGGCATCGATACGGATCTTTGTGTTGAAATGACGGCCTGTATCTCTCGCCATTCGAATTGCGATTTCGCGACATTCATCTGCGATATCCTTGTTTTTACATGCAATTTGCACCTCATCGTGCACCCACGCCATGAGGAACGCCTGCTCGGGCCCAAACTGCTTGTTGATTTCAGTGTGTGTGAGTTGAACCCACTTTTTACAAACCACCGCACCAGATGCCTGGAGCAGCTGAGAGAGGAGCTTCCGTTCTTCTCTGATGTACAATTTGCGCCCACACAGTCCGACCAGGTAGCCGCGCTTTGCAGCCCTCTTTAGATTTGACTGTAGTTTGGCAAAGGCTGGCACAGCCTCATTAAAGCTGTCCTTGAGGCGCTTACCATCTTTGGCATTGCCACCCACAATCTTGCCTACCAGCTGATCGCCGGCGCCGAATAAGACACTGTAAATAAAGCGTTTTGCTTGATCTCTCGTACCTTTGATGGCATCAGCATTGTACTGGTGGATGTCACCTTCCAGAATCTGGTTGGCATAGACCCCTCCATCATCCAGGAAATTGGCCAGCATTCTCAATTCGAGCCCAGATAAATCGACGCCCACCTGGGTCCAACCTGGTGGCGGCCCAAACAGCTCACGGCACTCGGCACCATAGAGCAAACCAGATTTCGGAACCTGGGCAAGGTTTGGGGATCGGTGGGCGCAGCGCCCGGAAATCGTACCCCCAACCACAATGGTGTGTCTTATGCGACCATCGTCATCGAGCTTCTTTAACCAGGCTGCTGGACCTTCTGCCAACTGCCCGATGCGCTTCTGAACTAAGAAGAATTTAGCCAACTGTTGCGCTTCCGGGTAAGGCAACTCACCCAGGATCGACTCATCGATCTGGGCATGTCCGGTGCCTGTGAACTTATTAGGCTTCCACTTGTACTTGTCGCGTAGGCACTTCTCGATATGCCGCCTGCTCCCAGGATTAAACTCTACCTGCTTGCGCTTGATAAAGACCTCACCTTTGACGTAGCCCAGGGTTTTGTTGTCCCTTGCTGGGATAAACTCTTCTGTGATCTCCCAGGGCGGAAACAGCTCATCGAGATCTTTCTGTAGATCATCCCTGATTTGACACAGATCTGAGTACACCGTGATTGCTTTAGTCTTGTTAAAGGTCCACCCGTTGTTGCCGATGGTCTGGCANATCTGTGCCATGGAGTGCTCGAGGTCGATACTTTCCTCAGAGAACCCAAAGGTCATAAGGTGCTTATAAAGCTCTGCTGTTACATGTGTATCGAGCACACAGTAATCCAGCATCTCCTGACTGTAGTTCTCCCAACCGCCATCGTAGTCGCCTTTCTTGTGGTCATCACCAAGGATGTCAGACAGGCGCAGGCCCCAGGCTTTGAGGCTGTGGGATCCTATNAGGCGGCGGGGAAAGTGCTCAGGGTTTTTGACATTCAGTATTGCATCGTCTTCTGCCAGGGTGGTCCTGATTAGACGTGACAGTACTAGGGTGTCGGTGACTTTACCGGCGATCGTGAAATCAGGGTAAATCTTCTGTAGAGCGGGAATGTCGTAGTCGATGATATTGTGACCACACACTTCCTCGGCGTTCATCAGTAAATACAAAGCATCAGAGATCTGATCCGGGCCAAAGGTTTTTACCTCGCCGGTGTCCATGTGCCTAAGCACGATACAATGTATTTTGGTGATTTTATCAAGTAGGCCGTTGCTCTCCAGGTCAAAGCCCCAGCGGCTCAACGGTTGTCGCCAGAGCCCTTGAGCTTACCACGGATCTTGCGGTCAGCCAGTTTGTCTAGGTTCATCTGACCCACGTCTTCCAGGGTCAGGCCGAGGTCCTTGCTCAGGGCTGCAATGTACCAAAGCACATCACCTATCTCAGCGGCTATGTCGCTACGCTGTTCCGAGGTAATCTCCACTGCACCATCGAAGCGCACATCGTCATCCCGGATCATCTTTTTGATCTTGCCCAGGCACTCGCCGGCTTCGTTGGCCAGGCCCAGCGCCGGGTATATCACTGGCCACTTGTAGATAGCCGTGTCGGACATACGTTCCTGGTATTCATTTAAGGTCAAAGGTGCATCTATATGGATGAACTTCTTGCCGTTAGTCTTTGCTTTAAATAGCATATTGCTCTCCTTTTTAAGTAGTTCTCGAGCTTCTGAAATTGCCGCTTTCCACTCCAAAACAAACGGCTTTGCTGACTCACAAGCCACACGTTTGTTTTTGGTCTTTAGTGTTTTACGGAAAGCAGTTTTACCCAGTAGCTCACGCAGACCAGGATCATTCGGAATGCGTACCTGGGCGTAATAAACTCCAAATTGCTTGTCTAAATACATCGTTTGCTCTCCTTCTTTAGAAACCAAAAGACGCACCAGCGTCAGCCAGGCGTCCTGTTTTTGCATTGTATTGGAGGGTGTCGCACCAGCCCGTGGATCCAGTGTGACGGTTCTTCATCATGACGATATTGCGAAGGCCACTGTCGGGGTCCTCACGGTCCACCTCGATGCCAATCACCTGGTCAGATAGTTGGGCGATCGAGTGACTAGATCTGATCTGATTGAGACCTAGCCGGGCACCCTGCTCATGGCTCAGATCACCAGAGGGCCTCTTTAAGTGCGAGACCATGAGTAGACTAATGCCTAGGGCTTGGACTTCAGTTCTAAGCCTGGTGCAGAGATCATCGACAAGGCGGCGTTCATCAGTCACCTTTCCCGTCATTCCTGAGACCAACAATGAAACGTGATCTAAGAATATGACCTGGCAGCCCAGCGCCTTGTTCATGTACCTGATCCTAGAAACAATCGTATCCAGGTCGTTGCTGCCCCAGTGGTCATAAAGACAGATATCAGTGTCCTGGATCAGGTCATCAAAGGCAGCTTCAATCTCTTCTTTGGTCGCAGCATCCTCATCAACCGTGATGTTCTTGTTCATATGGAGACCGACCAGGCCTTGCATGGTGCGCTTGGTGGTTTCCTCGAGGAACATGCCGCCGCATTTAAATCCAGCCTGTTGTATGTGGTACAAGATCTCTCTGACGAAGGTGCTCTTGCCTACTCCAGATCCTGCAATAATCGTGGTCATCGAGGCAGGCCTTACACCTCGGGACATCTCGTTGAGACCCTTCCAGGGATATGTGATGGGCGAAACCGCATCCCCTACACCAATGACATCGCGGAGGTCTTCTGCACTGATGATACCGTCTGGACGGTGCTCTTTGGCGTGAAAGATTGCCTCGACCACAGCCTTGGTATCACCGGCAACCAAGGCCTCATTAGCGTCCTTGTACTCACTCAGGGTTGCTATCTTAGCCAAACCGATCGGCAGAGCCTCTGCACACTCTATCGCAGCTGCACGGCCCGGAGCATCGTTGTCAAAGAACAAGATGATCTCTTTAAAGCCCATCAAGTAATCGTAATTGGCCAGGAGCGTTTTCTTGGCGGACTGACAGCCATTGATGAGACTGGTTGTCGCCCATTTATGTCCTTGGATTTGTGATATTGAGATGCAATCGAGCTCGCCTTCGCACACAACCAATTTGCGTCCCTTGGAAAACAAATGAGATCCATAGAGGGTCATCGACTTTGCATCACCAACGATACTAAAGTTCTTATCTTTAGTTCTGATCTTCTGTGCACAGGGCTTGCCTGTCTTGTCGCGGTAGGTGGCAATTTGGACTGGCTGGCCGTTGTGTTGGCCCACCATGTAGCCAAACTTGCGGCAGCTTTCCTCAGTCAACCTACGGCCCCTCAGGGCCTTGTATTCACCCTGGAGCAGTGCTTGGTTATGTGATGCCCTAACAGGCCCTGTATGGCCCTCTGAGCCGCTCTCCCAATGCCCACAGCCAAAGCAAAAGGTGTGATCATCGTCATACAGTGCGGCGTTGTCTTTTGAGCCACATTCGTCGCAAGGGACGTGCCTTAAAAACGCACTCTCTGTTTCATGTTCAAATGACATATGTCTCTCCCGGTTAAATCAAAAAGGGGCGACCTAAGCCGCCCCCTGCTCTCCTTGTCTGGCCTCTTCTAGCCAGTCTTCAGGTATCCATTTGTTGGCGTACCTGATCCCGTGCTTTTCACAGTAGGCAGCGTAGGTCGTCGGACTGCCTTTATAGAGCTTGGCGTTTTGGTTACTGAACACCATGCGAAGGTCTAATCCTTCGATCTGGTTGATACAAAATAGGACTTTGGCGCGATCTTGGACTGACCAAATCCCTTTAGTCTCAACATAAAAAAAGCCCCCCGGTTTGGGGAGCTTCCAATCTGGTGTGTATTTGTGGACCCTGGCCGGTATCTTATAGAGTAGCTTGTCTTTCTCATACTCTACGGCGATCCCCGCGTTTTTGAGCTGGTCAGCTATCTTCTCCTCGAGCCCCGACCTGTAGCCTTTGGTGTATCCAGACGCCCTTTGCCTAAAAGTCAAAGTTGTCGTCGTCCACCGCTGCGCTGACAGCATCAGACACACTGAACCCGTCTACAGCGTCGAAGTCACCGGCAGAGCCATCCCCAGACCCAGAAACAGGATTAATAACCTGTACGGATCCCAGGCGAAGCGAGATGCCTTTGTTGGCACCGTTGGTATAATTCTCAGCCAGCCCGCTGATCCGCAAAGTACTACCTGAGTACATATTTGGTACACTGGCTTCTGGGATTGGGTTGCCCTTC